GCAACATTACTAGAAGGAAAAGCTAGAGTACCTAATCAACCACAGATAAGCCCTGCTGATGAAACAGCAAGACGAATGGAGAAGTTAGTTCATGACCAACTATTAGATAATAACGCTGTTAATGTAATACGTCATTCTATATTTGAATCTGTGTTACTAGGAACGGGTATTATCAAAGGGCCATTAAACTACTTAAAAAAAGTTCATAAATGGTCTACTGATGAAGGTGAAGGTAAAGTATACCAACCTTACAATAAAGAAGTACCAAAGATATCTGGTGTTTCTTGTTGGGATTTTTTTCCAGACCCTGCCGCAACAAGTTTGTCTGATTGTGAATATGTTATTGAGAGACATAAATTTACTAGAGCACAGTTAAGAGATTTAATTAACATGCCTCATTTTGATGGGGAAGCAATAGCTGAGTGTCTTGATATGGGTGGTAATTATCATTCTGAATACTATGAAGATATTATTCAAACATATGATAAACAAAGTTATGGTGATGGTGTTAATAACAATAGGTACGAAGTTTTAGAATACTGGGGAACACTAGATTCTTACTTAGCAGAAGAAGTTGGATTAGAGCTTCCAGAGGATATGTCTCCATTAGAGCAGATACAAATAAATGCTTGGATATGTAACGGAAAAATATTAAGAGCAGTATTAAATCCATTTACTCCAGAAAGAATACCTTACCAAGCTGTACCTTATGAAATAAATCCTTATCAATTATTTGGTATTGGTGTACCAGAAAATATGGAAGATGCACAGCTTCTTATGAATGGTCATGTTAGAATGGCTATTGATAACTTAGCTTTAGCAGGTAACTTAGTTTTTGATGTTGATGAAGCATCGTTAGTTCCGGGTCAAAATATGGATATATTTCCGGGCAAAATATTTAGAAGACAAAGTGGTGTTACAGGAACTGCAATTAACGGATTAAAGTTTCCAAATACTGCACCAGAAAATTTACAAATGTATATGCAAGCAAGACAACTTGCAGATGAAGAAACAGGAATACCATCTGTTATGCATGGACAAACTGGAGTAACGGGTACAGGTCGTACAGCCGCAGGTTTATCTATGATTATGGGTGGAGCTAGTTTATCAATAAAAACAGTAATGAAAAATATTGATGACTATTTATTAAAGCCATTAGGAGAATCATTCTTTCAATGGAACATGCAATTTAACGAAGACAATCCAGACATAGTTGGTGATTTGGAAATAAAACCTAGAGGAGTGGCTAGTGTAATGCAAAAAGAAGTTAGGTCGCAAAGACTAACAACTTTATTACAAACAGTTACAAATCCTATGTTAGCACCATTTATTAAAATACCTAATCTTATTAGGGAGTTAGCAATATCACAAGATATTGACCCCGATACATTAGTTAATAATGTAGATGATGCTCAAATCTTTGCAGAAATACTAAGAGGTTTAAATGCTAAACAAGAAGCAGGCGAGCAGGCTGAAGGCTCTGACGGAGAATCCCCAAGTATGGGAGGTACTCAAGGAGCACCTACAGGAGCTAACCCAAATGACCCATCGGGCAATGGTGGTGGCAACATCGGAACAGGAAATGTTCCGCAATCAGGGGAAAGCAATTTTACTGGAACAACTCAGTAATTTACAACAAAACATAAGAAATTTTGAAAAAGAAAAATAAGGGAGAACATGGCAACTAACGATGTATCAGTAGAACTAGACGATTTTGGAGGTACTAAAGAAAATTTTCTTATACCTAAGAAAAAGAAAAAAGAAGAAAGAACTATTGAATCTTCTAATGTTGCTAATCCACAATTTGAATTTGACCCGTTTGGTGTTGCAACACCAGACTTAGTAGATATAAAAAGAGTTTCAGATTCAGATTTAGAATCAGTTGGTGCTAGTAGAGATGCTACAACAGGCGAATTAATTCTTCCTTTAACAGCAGAGGCAAAAGATATTTATGATGCAGGATTTGATTTTGACAACGACAACCAAAACAACAATTCACCTACTGGACTTTTTGATAACGATACTTCATCTGTTACAAGTGGTATAAAATATTCTGGTAGTGTAAAAGGAGTTTTTAATAAACTTACTCAGTTTAAAGAAAATTTAGGATTTGGTGGAGATTTTGCTCAAACTATTTTAACAGGTTCACCTCCTATTGGAACTGCAATGAGTTGGATAGCTACAGGATGGCAACAACGTAAAGACCAAGAAAAATTCTTAAAAGATTTTGGAAAAAATGGTTTTAGTAACATGGACATGTTTAAAGAAGGGCCTAACTCACAATACGATAAAACATGGGAATATGCTCAAGTATATGGAGACCCAGTAAAAAAAACAGCTAGGGATTTTGCTAGAGATATATTTTTTAATAATCCTAATCCATCAAAACTTATTAAAGATAATGCTTATGGTGGTAAAGATTATGAAGGCAGTGCTTTTGAAGCAACACAAGATTATATTATTAATGGTATGAAAAATGGAGTGTTTACTCGAGCAGAAATAAAAAATGTAGCAGATGGCTATAACAGTTTAAAAATGGGTAGTGCAGAATGGGTTAAAGCAAAAATGGCAAGAGACGCTTTAAAACAATTTAGTGGAATAACAGGTGCTAATATTGCAAGCCCTACAGATGTACATAGTGGAACAGAATCTACAAGCCCAACAGGAACTGTTTATCCCGGAGCTAGTAGTCAAGAACCGGATATATCTAATACTACTCCTACAACAGGATTTGGTAATCCCGGAGATGCGGGAGGCTCAACAGGTTCTGGTTCTAGTAGTTCTGGTTCTAGTAGTTCTGGTTCTAGTAGTTCTGGTTCTAGTAGTTCTTATTCTCCTCCTAGTGGCCCTAATTTAACTAATAGACAGTACGGCGGTAGAGTACAGCACCTTGCAGAAGGTGATATGGTTAAAGCTGATGCAGGAAATATGGAAATTGTTAATGAACCCGGAAAAGATAATTCTGGAGTAGCAGATGATGTACCAAAAAAATTAGAAGAAGGTGATTTTGTTATTAACGCTCCTGCTTCTGAAATGATGGGTTATAGTGATTTACTTAAAATGATAAAAGGTGCTGAAGGAGAATTAGCAACACAAGGAGTTAAGGTAGACTATGGAACGCCAGACGGTGAAATAGATGTTAGAGTAAGTAATAAAGAAACTATTATACCTAAAGTTATTGCTCAACAAATAGGGTATGACAAGCTAGAAAAAATAAACAACAGAGGTAAAAAACGAGTTTCAGAAATAGAACAAGCAAATAAAGCAAAAGAAGAACAACAAGGTTTTATGCCTCAACGAGTAGAACCACAAAAACCAAATCAACCAAAAGGCATGTTAGCGGCAGTAGGCGGTCAAGTAAGTTTAGATGAAAATAAAAATCAACCTATAGCTGTACCTCAAGAAAGTTTTGCAGGACAAAGTTCTGTAGGTAGTAAATTATTATCTCCTATGTCACCAGAAGCACAAGACGATGAAAAAGAATTAACTGATAGGTCACAAAGCTTTGAAGGATTTATGAAACCTATTAAGTTAGCAGAAGGTGATATAGTACAACAAAATCCAACAAGAGCGGATAGAAATAACAACCCACTTAATCTTGTTGCTAATAATAATACTACCTCATTTTTTGGTGTTGTAGGTGTAGATAGTGCAGGAGACCAACCAGAAAATTATTTAACATTTGATAGTGATGATAATGGTTTACGAGCAGGTGCTTATATTTTAAGAAAACAATATAATAATATGAACGCTGATGAAATAATAAATAAATTTACAAGAACTGATAAATCATCATATTCACAAGCAATAAAAAATAAATTTGGTAATAACAAAATAAATACTCTAGATGATAAATCATTATTAGAATTATTAAAAATAATGACTAATCAAGAAGGAACACAAAAAACATTTAGTGATGAACAAATACTAAATGCAATTAACGAATCAAAAATAGAAAAATAAAAGTTTCCTAACGTAAGACTTAGGATTAGTACAAGGCTACTTATACAATCGGTATAACCCCTAACGTACTCAACAACCAAAAATGGCTACTCACAATATGTGACCCCATAGGAGGAAATAATGGCTCAAGCAAAAGCTAAAGAAGCAGAAATACAAAATAAACAAGACGTGGTTGACGATGGGCGTTCAACAATGTATCAAAATTCTTATCGTAAGGATTTAGATAAAGAAGTTGAAGACCCTAGACAAGCTGTAGAGGACACCCCAGAGGCCACTCCTCAAGAAACAGGTTTTATTAATAATAATGAAACTCAACCAAACCATGATTACAAAAAAAGATATGATGACCTTAAAACTCATTATGACAGAAAGCAAAACGAAAGTAAGCAAAAAACTGAAGAGTTAGAAGCAAAACTTAGAATTGCTGAAAAAAGTCAAGCTATGGCAAACTATACACCGCCAAAAACTGACGATGAATTAAAAAAGTTTAAGGAACAATATCCAGATGTGTATGATGTGGTAGAAACAATATCTCAAAAGCAAGCATCAAGACAAGTAGAATCTTTACAAGAAGAAGTAAAATCTCTTCGTAAACGTGAAGAAGATTTAGTTGTACAAAGTGCTTATAGAGAATTGGTTAATGCTCACCAAGATTTTAACGAATTAAAAGATTCACAAGAATTTATAGATTGGTTGAATACTCAGCCTGCATCTATATCAGATGGTGTAACTAAAAATAGTAAAGATTCTAAATGGGCAATTCGTGTTGTTGATTTGTACAAAGCGGACAATGGATTAAGTAAGAGCAAACCAAGTTCGATTACTAGTGCGGCTCAGAGCGTGACAAAGACAAAGGCCAAGTCTGTAAATGTTTCTGGCGATACTAACAAGAAAATTTGGAAACAGTCTGAGATTCAAAAAATGAGTTCAAGGACTTATGAAAAGTTCGAGAATGAGATTGATATTGCCTTTAAAGAAGGGCGTGTTGATACTCGAGCTTAATAACTTAACCTTATAGGAGAATAATTATGGCGATAAGTGCATCAGCAGGTTATGACAACTTACCTTCGGGTAATTGGCTACCGGCGATATATTCGCAAAAAGTTCTCAAATATTTCCGTAGAAGCTCTGTTGTTGAGGGTATCACTAACACTGATTATGCGGGAGAGATTGAGAATTATGGCGACACCGTAAAGATTATCAAAGAACCAACAATTTCTGTTGCTTCTTACACA